GAACCAGCGCCAGCAACAAAGACACCACCAACAAAGAAAAGAGCGAGATAGTGGCCGTCGTCAATGGATACATCACTCTCGCTGGGCTGAAGAACTACCTCAAAATCGACGACTCAGTCGAGGACACACTTCTCGAGCAGATAATCGAAAGCGCGTCCCGCTCCATTGACCGAATCGCTAACCGCCGTTTTTATCTCGACGGAACAGCAACAGCTCGCACCTACAGGCCCGTCGGAAATATGCGCGTCATCATCGACGACGTCGGAACGACGAGCGGCCTCATCCTCAAAACTGACCCCAACTCCTACGGCGTCTACCAAACAACCTTCACGCTGAACCAGGACTACATCGTCGAGCCAACCAACGCGCTCGCAAAAGGTCGCCCCATCAATTACCTCACCATCGTCGGCGGGACAGCGATGTCGCTCCCCGTCAACTACTGGCCACAAGTAGAAGTGACCGCCCGCTGGGGCTGGCCATCAGTCCCCGACGACATCGAACAGGCCACCTACATCCTGAGCGCTGACCTCTACAAGCGAAAGGATTCCATCGGCGGAGTCCTCGGACTTTCCGAGTTGGGAGCGATACGCATGAGCCCGCTCGGCCGAGATATAACTTCAATGGTTCGCGCATACCGCCGCGAGTTCTTCGCATGAATCCGACAGCTGTACGCGCTGGACTATCCACAGCGCTCGACACCATCGCCGGCCTTCGAACATTCGACAACGTCCCAGACTCACTCAGTCCACCCGCCGCCGTAGTCGAGCCCGTAGAGGTCACTTTCGACTTAGCAATGCAACGAGGCCTAGATATGTATCGCGCCTACGTTCTCGTCATCGTTGGAAGAATGAGCGAACGCTCAGCATCCGACCGACTAGACGCATACCTCGCCGGCTCTGGAGCTTCCAGCATCAAGGCCGCAATCGAAGCAGACAAGACACTCGGCGGCGCTTGCGATACCTTGCAAGTCACCGAGGCCAATCCGCGGACTGTTACAGTTAGCGGCGTAGAAATGCTTTCCTACAGATTCGGAGTAGACATCTATGGCTAGTTACAAAATCATCTCGACCAACAGCACCCTCGGCGCTGTAGGGACGCTTGTGTCGGACGAAGATATCGCCGCCGCATCTTGCACAGTCGACCAGCTGGTCGAGCATGGCGTCATCGAAATCCCAACCAAAACCCCAACCAACAAACAAGAGAAGGAGTAGGCCATGGCCGTCTTCGTATTAACCGACGCCTCCGTCACCGTGAATACCGTGGTGCTCAGCGATTTAACTCGAGCAGTAACCGTCAACTATGAGCGTGACTCAATCGAAGTAACAACGATGGGCTCGGGCGGCGCATCAGCTCAAGGCCACCGATTCATTGGAGGCCTCCAGAACCTAAGCGTCACCCTTGAATTGTTGAACGACGAAGCGGCCACCAAAACAGCCGCGACTCTGTTCTCAGCTACCGGCTCAGGCACTAACACCCTCGTCATTAAGAACAGCTCGACGGGCGATACTTATACTTGCTCGAATATGTTCCTCCAGGCCTCGACCCCCGTCGTTGGCTCTATCGGAGAGCTTTCGGTTCAGTCCGTGACGTTCACCGGGGGAACGCTCGTCAAGAGCTAGAACCATGTCTCTCAAGCTAACCGTCGCGCACAAAGACGGCTCCGAGAGCCGCACAACAATCACCGCCTCGACAGAGGTCGCCTTCGAGGAACACTTCGGAAAAGCATGGGGAGAAGCATTCAGCGAACCCCATCCTCGAAGCGCGTACCTCTATTTCGCCGCTTGGCATTCCATCTACGACGACGGCCGCACAGCTCTCGAGTTCAAGGCCTGGCTTCGAACGATGGAAAGCTTCGAGGTAGAAATGCCAGAGGAAGCCCACCCTTTAGACCCGGAAGCACAAGCTGGCTGATAGGAGCCATGGCAGTCAAGACAGGCATCAGCCCGCTTGAATTGCTAAAAACTCCGCCCACGATTCTCGCCGTAATGGTTCGAGAATTATGGCCGAACACTAGAACGACAGGAGCGGAAGCATGGCAACATCTGGAAGCTATGGCTACCGACTAGAAACTGGCGGAAAGCTAGAAATCGGCGGCCTCAAAGAACTACAGCGAGACCTCAACCAGCTCGCCAAAGATTCACGCGACGACATGAAAGAAACCCACCAGAAGGCCGGCGAAATTGTGGCGACAGCGGCGAAGCCGTTGGCTCCGGCTCGTACTGGTGCTTTATCGGCGACAATCGTCTCGGCACCAACTAAGCGCCAGGGACGCGTCCGCATTGGCCGCGGTCAATCTGTTCCGTATGCGGGGCCGATTCACTTCGGCTGGCCAGCTCGACGCATTAAAGCCCAGCCGTTCATCTATGACGCTTTAGACGGTCGCCGTGACGAGGTTCTTCGCGCGTATGAGAATCGGATGAATCAGCTCATCGTCAAGCATGACCTCGGCGTAGGACAGCGCTCAACGACTAACAAGTAGAATCGAAAACAATGGCCTCGAAATCTATCTCTATCCCGGTTACAGGAAATACGGCGCCGCTTCGGTCGTCGTTGACTAAAGCCCAGAAAGAGCTCGACAGATTCGCCAAGGATTCAAAAGCCAAGATGACTTCAGCGGCTTCGGCTTTCGCTGTCGCCGGCGCCGCTGTTGGCGGTATGGGCGTCGCTATCTACTCGGGCTTTCAACGAGCGGAACAAGCCAACAAGCGCGTCGCTCAAATTGCGAAGAGTATGGGGCTTTTCGGTATGGAGACCGGGAAAGTCGTGAGACGTCTCACCGACTTAGGCGACCAGCTGGAGCGCGAGACAGGACTCACAGCTGAAAGCATCAAAGAGACCCAGGCCAAGCTCCTCACGTTCTCCCAGATAGCGAAGACAGCCGACGAAGCTGGCGGGGCTTTCGACAGAGCAACAAAGGCCGCGATAGACATGGGCGCCGCTGGATTCGGCGAAGCGACAACGAACGCCGTCCAGCTCGGAAAGGCTTTACAAGACCCCATCAAGGGAGTTACAGCTCTAGCTCGTTCCGGTATCACGTTCTCGCAACAGGAACGCGAAAAGATTCGCGTCCTTGTCGAGTCAAATCGAATGCTCGAAGCTCAAGACATGATTCTCTCCGCGGTCGAGATGCAAGTTCAAGGTACGGCAATCGCCACAGCAACAGCAACGACAAAGATGAAGAACTCGCTGGGAGAAGTCACCGACCTCGTCGGCGAAGCTCTCGCTCCCGCTTTCGATGCCGGCGCCGTTGAGATGCAAAAGTTCGCTGCATGGGCAACAAAGAACGCTCCGCTAGTTGCCGCTGTCACCGTGGCTGTCGGTGGCCTCACCGTGGCGCTCTTCGCTGTTAAGGCTGTTATGGCTACAGCTACGGCAGTATCCGCCGCCTACGCGCTGGCTCAGACTGGTCTCGCATCGGCGAACCTTGCCGTCCAAATCTCCACCGGTATCGGTATCGCTACGGCCGCGGTTGCTCTTGCCGCCATTGTCGCCATGACTGCCAAGGTCTACGGCAACGCGAAAGCACTACGCGAGCAGGCCGCCGCGACTGAAAGCGTGACCGAAGAGACCGGCATCATGAAGAACATGATAGATAGAGCTCGGAAATCCAACGAAGACGCCGCAACCGCTGAAGCAAAGCAGACAGCCGCAAAAGAAAAAGCGGCCGCCGCCGAAGCGCAACGATGGGCAGAGATTAAGAAAAGAATGGCCGACGCAAAGCAAGCCATCCGCGACTATGTCGCCGAAATCTCCACAGCTATTAACTCTCAAGTCAACCTCGGAAACGCATTTAGCCAAGCCAGCGACCAACAAGCCGACGCGACCCAACGAGTCAACGAAGCGCTCAAAGAACGCCGAGACGCGTACGCCGTACTTCAGCAGGCACAAGCGAGCGGAGACGCTAAGGCCTACGCCACAGCTCTCGAGAACGTCGCCACAGCAGAGAAGAACGTCAAAGACGCCCAGGATGTCAAGCCGAAGAACTACTCGGCCATCTTCGCCGAGCAAATCGCCGCCGCTAAATCATTCGCTACATACATCGGCCAGCTCGCGAAGGCTGGACTCTCCAAGGCTGGACTCGGACAGATTCTCGACCTCGGCCCCGTCGCCGGCGCACAAGTAGCGAAAGACCTCCTATCGGGAGCCGCTGGGATGAGCGTGAGCTCGTTGAACGCTGACCTCGAAGGAATCGCCGCAACAGGTAGCGCCGCCGGTATGTCCATCCCAGGCTTCTCCGAAGCTCTTGACTCCACCGTCACAAGAACGGGAGCCGGGCAGTACAACATC